ACAGTTGCTTTAGTAGGTGGTACTCAAACACTAGCTAATAAAACATTAGCTTCTCCTATCTTAACAACTCCTCAAATTAATGATACAAGTTCAGATCATCAATATATTGTAGCAGTTAATGAATTAGCTGCAGATAGAACTATAACATTACCTTTACTTACAACAAGTGATGAGTTTACATTTAATGCTCATACTCAGACATTAACTAATAAAACTCTAACAACGCCTACAATTTCTTCTCCTAATATTACTACAGCTATTAATGATGCTAATACAGCAGAAATAATTAAACTAGCTCCTACTGTATCTGCTGTTAATGAAATTCAAATCAGTAATGCTGCAACAAATGGTATACCTCAAGTAGCGGGCACAGGTACAGATACAAATGTAGGTTTAGGATTATCAGGAACAGGTAATGGTCTTATTCATGTTCAGTCAGGTATTAGATATGTACCTGAAACAATAGATGATGATGCAGCTATAAGTCCAAGTAAAGCACTTACTATATTTGAAGCTGGTGGAGCTATCAACTGTACTCTAGCTAACGGTACACAGATTGGTGAAACAAAAACACTAGCTAATATAGGTACAGGAGAGGTAACTATTACTCCTGCTACTTTCCAAAATGGAACTACACTACATCTTAGAGCTAACGCTTTAGTTAAATGTGTGTGGATTGATAACACAGATGGGTGGTTATTAATGTCAGAGAAAACATACGCTTCTAGTGACGCAGCAGCACTAGTATACGTAGCATAACATAAGAGATATAAAATGCCAGCAATTATTACAGATAGATTCAAAAAAGAGATTCTTTTAAACCTTCAAGAGGATATTGATAGTGCCGCTAACAATTATTATGTTAGTGTAGGAAGACCTGTTGATTGGGACAGTGATGATGCTGCACCTACCCCAACTAACACTGTTAGAACTATTCGAGATGCTCAATACAATATGACAGCTGTTAAAAACATTGAAGCTCATTCTTTTGTTATACCTAGATACAGCTGGTCTTTAGGAGCAATATATCAAGGCTATAATGATAACTCTGTAGGACATCCTACAAACAGCTTCTATGTTATTACAGATGAAAATAACATTTATGTTTGCTTAGAAGGTGGTAAAGCTGCTACTGGTCAATCAGTTACATCTACAGTTAAACCTACTGGTACATTAACTACATCTTTTGAAACGGCTGATGGTTATGTGTGGAAGTTCTTATACTCAGTTGGTGCTTTGAGAGCATCACAATTCTTATCAGCTAACTTTATGCCTGTAACTAAGTTTGGTACATTTGATTCAGATGATGCTGCTGATCATGTTGAACAAGTAGGTATTCAAAACGCTGCTGTCGCTGGACAAATTACAAGTTATCAAGTTATTAATGGTGGTTCAGGTTATACTACTGCTCCTATCGTAACCGTAGTAGGTAATGGTACAGAAGCAAAGGCGTCTGCAACTATCAATGGCGGTGCAGTAACTAAGATTGTAGTAAAAGATTCTGATGGGCAAAAAGCTCACGGCTCTGCATACTCATATGCTCACATTCAGTTCTCAGGTGGTTCTGGTACAGGAGCTAAAGGTAGACCTGTTATAGGACCAGCAGCTGGATTTGGTGCTGATCCAAGAGATGATCTTAAAGCAACTGCAATGATGTTTACAGCTAAACCAGCTGGTGCAGAAGGGTCTAATTGGGTTGTTAACAACGACTTTAGACAAGTATCTCTTATTAAGAATATAGAATTACCAGACTCTGACGCTCTTTACACTGGAGTTACAGGTAATGCTCTAAGACGTATGGAATTTGCTAATATCACTTCAGGCTTCTCCGCAGATAAAACTATGCTCGGAGTTACATCTGGAGCAAAAGCTTATGTTGTTAAATCAGACTCAGATACTGTATGGTATATTCAAGACTCAGATACTCAATTTGCAGCATTTACTGAAGGTGAAACAATATCAGAAACGAATGGTTCTGGAGCTGGTATTCTAGAAGCAACTGGAGATGATGGTGACGCTTATGCATATGTTAATGGAGATGTTGATCCATCTTCAGGTGAAATAATGTATATAGATAATAGAGCAGCAATACAAAGATCAGCAGATCAAACAGAAGATATAAAAATTATTATCCAACTTTAATGGAAGACTAGTATGACAAAAGCGTTTACTTCAGAAATATTCTCATCTACTTATAGGGATGACTTTAAAGACAGCGACAACTTCCATAGAGTGTTGTTCAATAGTGGTCGTGCACTACAAGCTAGAGAGCTTACTCAACTGCAAACAATTATGCAAAGAGAGTTAGCAAGACTAGGTAATCACATATTTAAAGAAGGCGCTGCAGTTAATCCAGGTGGCTTAACATTAAACACTCAATATGAGTTTGTTAAGTTAGACACTACTACAAACGCTTTACCTGCTGTTATAACAGATGTGGTAGGAGTAGAATTTACATCTGCTGGTGGTATTGCTTTTAAAGTATTAGAAGTAGTAGCAGCTACTGGATCAGATCCAGCTACACTGTATATCGCTTATACAAACACGTCTAGTGGTACTAGTGGACTTACTCCTGTGAGAGTTGCAGCTGGTGATACATTAACAAGCTCAAGTTTTACTCTTACTGCACAGTCTACTAATACTGTATCTAATCCAGCTACTGGACAAGCCGCGAAAGTTTCTGTACATGCAGGAGATTTCTTTGCTCAAGATCATTTTGTCTTTGCTAAAGAGCAATCAAAAATAGTTTCAAAGTATTCTAACACACCTACAACAAGTGTAGGTTTTAAAGTTGTACAGGATATTGTTACAGCAACAGATGATAATGCACTATTTGATAACCAAGGCGCTACTCCTAATCTATCATCACCAGGTGCTGATCGTTATAGAATCTCTCTTACTATAGCTGAGCAATCAGAAATTAACTCTGATGAGAACTATATTGAAGTTGCTAAGATTAAAAATGGTATAGTAACTTCTCAAGTATCAGCAATCGATAATTACAATGAGATAGATAAAACTCTTGCAAGAAGAACTAAAGAAGAGTCTGGTGATTATATTGTTAAGCCGTTTGAACTTAGCTTTGAAACAAACGATTCAGACAACTCAAAGATTGATTTTATTATTAGTTCAGGTACAGCATACGTAGATGGTTACAGAGCTCATAACCCTAGCGATTTTGTTATTACATTAGATAAACCTAGATCATCTGCATCTGAAAATAACCAGGTTATTGCTGCAGATTATGGTAGTTATATTAATGTAACAGGTAATAAAGGTATACCTAATATCAACGAACTACAAGTTATGAACTTACGCTCTGCTGTAACTCATGGTGGATCGACTATAGGTACAGCTAGAGTGCGTCACGTAGAAGAAGATGGTGCTAACTTTAGATTATACCTATTTGACATTGCAATGAATTCAGGTCAAAACTTTGGTGATGTTAAATCAATTGGTACTAGCAATACAGACTTTTTTAATCTAATCTTAGAGATAAACAAAGCGGTTCTAAAAGACGCTGCTAGTAGTAATCTACT